TCCAGGTTCAGTGACGGGAGAGTGATCACCCTGATAGCAAACAATACTATTGATGAGGTGTATCTTCAGGTTGCCAAAAAGAAGGAAGAGTCTATGAAGACACAGATATCAGATATGAGAAAGAAGAAACCTATCTCTATTCTCGATTTTTAATTTATTAACCGTTAAAAAAGATTTAGAGCTGGTCGATCAGCTGCTGAAGTTCTTCAACTGATTTACCCTTATACTCATCGTTCTGTTTCTCTTTGAGGATACTGAGCAGGTGCTGCTTCTTCTGTGCAGTCTCAATGAGTTTTCCCCTGGCTTCCTTCTCGGCAGTCTTTGTATCAAAGATGTGCTGCACGATGGTAATCTTATTCTGAACTTCCTTGTCAGCGTCAGTCTCCTTGTTGAGAAGACTCTCTTCTGCAACACTCTTCAGTTCAGACTTCAGGGTCTTGTATACATAGTCAAGTCTCTCGATAGACAGATCCCATAGATCTTCGACGTTGATCATACCAACGTTAGATGGGAATCGATACTTGTTTCGTACTGCTTCTTCAAACATTGTTATCACCATAAAATTAGAAGTTGATTTTAAATAATCTTTCGGTTACACCGGTAACTTTTACCGTTACTGATGCCCGTTTGGTTGTGCTGAACCCGATCCCTGATAGTTGCCCGTCTATATCAACTACACCAGATTTACTTCCAAGTACTTCGAATATACGTTTATGCTTCTCCAAGTCCTGTTTCAGATACTCATTGAAATATCCTGACGGGTTCTCCGGGTTCTTGCAGTCTTTGAGCATGAAGAACACATGCCGGTGTCCGATACCGTCCTGTTCATCCCAGTAGTTCGGGGAGTACATGATCACCGATGCTGGAACAAACTGACTTGTATGAAGGCTCCATACCTCTTTTGATGACTGTTGTGCAGGTATATGCTCAACAATGGTAAACTTACTACCATCAAATGTCACCGTAGCCACAGGCACATCTTCATTCTGACGAAGTTCACGTGGATAACTGAACTCAAAGATCTGACCATCAAACTCAATCTCTGCGTTGAAACCGTCTCTTCCACCACGATTGTTGAACTGTCGCACAAAGAACTTGTATTGTCCTGGTTTCATCCTGTGCATATCAGTATACACAATGTTCTCAACAGCCGGATAACCAGGTTCAGGGTGTATGATATCAACATCAAGTGATCCTGAACTGGCATGACCTGATTTACGCATGAACGATATCTCATTCCCACCAGGCTCTATACAGTGGGCATCAAGGTCATTATGATCAGGAGTTTTGCCATCGTTCCACTGGATAGAGAATCTCAATACACCGTTGACATTACCGCCTGCCAGTTTGACGTTCTCCTTCATTACTGAGTCGGTGATATTACCTGAGTACGCCCATGAAAATCCATTGTTCCACTTGAACATCGTCTTTGCGTCAGGTTTTCCAGGAGCAATGAGAGATACCATGTTTGGAGCGAGTTTATTCTCAAACAGTATCTCAACCTCTCGCGTGGTTGGAAGGATGTCATTGATGAAGGTAGTGATAGAGACCTCTTCGACCTTTGAGAACTTCTTTGGATCTACGGTGATAGTAGATTCGAGCTCATCAAAGATGTCATTTCCCGTGATACGCTTGGTTGCGTCTCGGTTACTGAACAGGATGTTGTTGACCGTGATATCGTCCAGGGTAGCAAATCTTCTGCTCAGTGATGCCATGTAGCCGAGATCTTCAATGGTCTTCTTTGCATCCTCAAGCATCTGTTTGGTGAAGATTGCCTTCGGACGTTTGTAATTTGTAGGAGCAACCACCTTCTCGTACCGTCGTACCGCCTCATCAAGTTCCATACCTGCGGTGATGTCAATAAGCAGTGTACCGATACTATGATTTCGGATCTTTCCGATTACCGGTCCTGCTTCTACGGACTTCTCCCATGTGAATAGTCCTGTATTCTTCACAGAGTCAAACTCCACCTTGTACTTTCTGAACTGCTGGAGGACACCTTTCCATTCCTCTCCTTTGTACAGGGTATTCGAATTGATCAGGTCAAGCACAATATCCACACTGTCCAGCGATAGTTCTGACAGGGAGCGTGCAAACACATCTCGAATAGCAGTGTAGTTCCCCCTCACTGTATCAAGTGTGTCACTACCACGGTACACAAACCTGGCAGGTAGATCCATAAACAGGTGGTGCCATTCATGCACGGTACCGTCATCTGCCTGCTCAAGATTCTTGTCTACACCAATTTTAGCCTCTCTGGTAATATAGACACCATTGACATTACCGGTGCTCTTGATGAAGTCATGTACTGCAGAGATGACATGTTGGTATGTCGGATCATTGATGGTGAAGTTCCAGATCGTATCAAGTCTGTTATCCTTTAGAATTACAACGTTTCCAAACTGCTTGACAAACCGTCTGCAGGCTGAACAGTCAAACTCTCGTCTGACACGTAGAATCTCGTTTGTCCCTGGTGGAAAACTATCAAGATATCGATTCCACAGTTCATCAGGATCGATATCAACCGTAAACAGATGATTGATATCAGATGTTTTCGTCTCAAAGTTCTTCTGAAACGCCTTTTTAAACTCTATAAACTCCATGTATATTCCCGTATAGAATAATGGGTACCGTGCTACCCGGTTTTGGTTTTCTCTGCACCCTGCAGAGCCCTGTTTTCCGTCAGGGTGAGTTTTCTGAGGTTCTAACCTCCATTAAATTGTATCCTGTTACACGGCACAGGACATGTCTGTGAGCAGGAATCGGACCTGCATGTACGCCGTGATCGGCTGCACTTTAACCCAGTCGTGCTCTTCACAGACAACAACGAGACGGGCAGAGTCTCGTTGAATGGATATGTGTTGCAACTCCAAACCCATAAATCTGTTTTATAATTCGGTTTTATCATTAACGTAGTTAAATCCCGGGATGTAACAGGTAACACCACACCATTTACACGTTTCTTTACCACACGTCATGTAGATCGCGTTTCTATCAGCACGATAAAGAAATAATCGAAGTCGGTCTTCGAACCATACCCATCGAACATTTTTATGGGAACTTCGATCTACCAGTTGCCACATTTGCGCAGATGTGGTTTACAACCATTGTCTTACATTCACGTAATAAGACTTAACGGATTATACCGTTTACGAGCAACCATTTAAGATTCACATGCCCGTCATACCCTCTCATATCTTAAGACTATGGAGGACAATCCCCCATACAAGTTTTGACCTTGCACAGAGGAGTACTATCGAAACTACCCATTTGAAGGGCTAACAACCAGTGATTACTGCCTGGCTGGACGCAGTGGTTTCATGTGATCAGAACGGTGAGACACCTTGTAGGTGGAACCCGCACTTCATGGTTTCCCATGGCATGGGAGCGTTTGATCGCCTCTCGAAATGTTCTGATATAGAACACAGGTGCTTTAGCGGTTACCCGCTAATCATGGGTGAGAGCCCCATCACCCTATTCTGGTGAACATGCTCCCGTTTTGGGTCTTATGCTCCCTGCGTTGCTACACTACAATGTGGTAATTAATTTGTATTAAACATTTCGGTCTGGTTCCCGTGTTGATCCCATCCAGGCCTTTTCTCACGTGAGAATAACTCAATTTTTGGAATATCGCCGTATAATGTATCAAGGCGCGAGAAGATCTCGTCTGGCTTTCTGGAGTGCTCACGTACCGGTGATATAATAGTAGATCGCACCGACGCACTCACACGTTTCACTCCCTTTCCACGGATTCCAAGCAGTACAAACTCAGCATTGCTCCGCGTATGGTTTCCCATAGACATGAAATCTCCCACTGTTATGATATTATGGTTGAGATCCTCATAGGTCTCAAGAAACATAGGCCTGAAATTATCATCTTTCCCACATGGATTCTTGTTGGTCTTGATCCAGGTAAATGCTATAGTTTTGTATGTATAATGCCATGCAGCCATTAATGTGATCGCTTCTGGCATCATGGGGCCGGTTGTCCACATATACAATACCGAGTCATTATGTGCAATAGAATCAATATACGTGTCCATATTAGCTAAATCTTGTAAAGGCATGCACGGATATTTAAACTCTGCGCCGCGATTCCCTGCAGAAGCTTTATCATTGTACGACCATGGACAATCGCAAATCAATAAAGAATACATTATGCACCATTCTTCTTAAAGACCTGCTTGATCTCATCCTTTACAAGATCGTTTGCAATTATCAACCGATGACCATATGGAGTAAACCCTGGTTTACCTATCTCTGGAGTGCGCCAACAATCCCGGTATGATCTGATCCCTATTCTTTCAGACAGAGATACCACCTTTACAATAGCAATTTTACCCATCTCTGCGCCGACAAAAGCACAGTAATCTCCGATATGTATCTCACGCCCAAAGAAGTCATGGAATGCGGTATCAGACATTTAAGCCACCGTATACCCGCGAGACACCATCTCAGTGATTAATCTATCATCAGATGCTGATGATATAGGATCTACAAACATTTCATCATGGGTGAATGTATGGGTATAATTACAATCAGGACATGTTACAGCAGGTCCAGCGTAACAGCGAATATTTAAAGAACCACAATTAGGGCATTGCATAATAAGTGTATATTATCCATAAGATTTATTGATTATGGAGATAAATATTATATATGCATAATTGTTTTAATACTGTACTGGCATTATTGGTGTTCTCAAGTTTGATACTTCACGTATATGATTACCAGAACGAGGATAATAAGGCGTATTACAACATTACCGGAGATAATATATCGTTAACAGCACATGAATGGTATCCTGATATTAGTTATATGGGACATTTCAACTGCAGTAATAATACTGAATACTATTTCGTGTATAATATCACCGATGATATGTATAAACAAATGAAAGGGTATGCGTTTGGTCAGTAAATGAACCCGACATCATTGGAGGAGTGGTATCCTTGCATATTATCGGATGTACCACAACCTGAAACTATCATCATACCATTCTCTCATAAAGACTGTATCAGACTGTTATCACCTGAGTACTGGACTGTAGGTAAAAAGATTAGAGCAATCCATCAGGCAGCGGTTGATGTAGGATATCCGTGTTTTATGAGGACTGCATACTATTCTGCAAAGTTTGATGGTGTATGCATCGTGAGAACGCAGGATGATCTCTTCAATAATTTGGTAAAACTGGTAGCATCATCATTTGAGGAAGAGAAACCGGTAGAGGCAATATGCATCAGGAAGTTTATCAAGTCAAACGGTACCGAAAAACTCATGAACGGCCTTCCTGTAGGGAGTGAACGGAGATACTTCATCATAGAGGATGTGATATACAAAGGGATGCCGTACTGGAACAATATGTCTGTGAATGACGGTACCTATATCATTCCTACGTATTATCTCAACGCAATAAACACCATTACACAGGAGGAAGAGGATCTGCTCAATAAGTATACCGATAACGTAAGACTGTGCATGAAACTCCCCAGACTTGATACCGTTGACTGGTCTGTCGATTACATGAAGGATATCAATGGTAAATGGTGGCTTATTGATATGGGTGAAGCATACAAGTCATGGATGCCTGAACCTACCATAGAGCGATTATAGAAAGATTTATTTTGTCTTACACACAATTATTTTGTATGATTAAAGCAGATGCCATTCATAAGTTTATGAACGACATGAATAAGGCAGGAATGAAGACACGGATCATCTACCCGCAGACAGTTCCAGGCGTAAAGATCACGCCACTCATCTCAATGAGTGACATCACAAAAGCAACGAGACTCCCGGTAACAACGGTAAAGAGTCGTATGGGTGAGATCTACTGTATCCTTGATGCACAGCCGAAAGAGGTCTCATTATGAAGGATGCGTTCGGTGATCGGATCAAACGATACGAGTCAGTAACAACAGATCAGAAGTTCATCCCGCGGCTTCCAGTAATCGTACGAATAGATGGGAAGTCATTCCACTCATATACCAGGGGACTTGACCGGCCATTTGATGTAGGGTTCATGGATGCCATGATCAGAACTGCTATGGACGTTGCAGAAGAGTCATGTGCGGTGATGGCGTATACACAGTCTGATGAGATCACCCTTATTCTGTACTCTGATGATCATGAGAAGCAGATCTACTTTGATGGAAAGGTACACAAGATCGTCTCAACACTGGCAGGATTAGCATCTGCAAAATTCAATCAGTATATGGGTAGGCAGAAACTGGGATGGTTCGACTGTCGAGCATTCCAGGTTCCAACCCTGATGGAGGCTGTTAATGTACTCATATGGAGGGAGTCTGATGCTGCAAAGAACTCAATTCAGATGGTTGCCCGGGCTCATTACTCTCCAAAGGAACTGGCATACAAGAAGATACCTGATCTCCATGAGATGCTGTATCAAAAAGGGATCAACTGGAATGATCTCACCCCTGCTGAAAAGAGAGGTACCTATATCCTGAAGAGACCGGTGCAGATCAATGGTACGATCAGGCGGAAGTACATGCGAGTATATCTTCCCCAGTTATCAACCATCTCAAACCAGGTTGATGTTATCTTTAATGCTATTGTACCTATCACACCAGATCCAGTATTTTAATGGATCACCACCCATTCTTTTCTAATGGATTATATTCGCGTCATGAGGAAGATTGTTCTGGATCTTGCTATGCATAAGATCTATCTGGATGAGTATCATAAAGCGCCAAAAGGCGTGAACGTTCAGACCGGCCCTCATGGAGGGGAGTTCTATGAGATCCCATACAGTAGTAAACCTGATCTCACTCTAAATACAAGACAGGATATCCTCAATGATAGATTAGAATATTTAAAGAAAGTTAAAGAGAATCCTGATCATAACAGTCCATATTATGATAAATCATATAGCGGTAAAGCAACTCATGCCTCATTACCAACCGAGATACCTGACCATATAAAAGCATTAAAAGATCCTCATGATATTGACAAACTTGATGAGTATGATCACTGGAATAGGTATGACGCTCCTGACTGGATGGATGTAGCCAGTAAAAAGGATGCAATGAAACAGGCACATGCACAATACCTCATCGATGAGCTGAAGAAGAATCCAAATGATACCGAACAATTAATGCAGCAGATCGGTATCAATGATATGCAAGGTATGAAATTACTTGAGGGGATCGTTTCTAATTATACAAATAATATAAACATATGCATTGAAAATATCGTTGATGATCCCAAATATGATAAAGCAATGCCTGTATTAGAAAGATATAAAGAGAGTATATCAAAATATAAGAATATACGGAGTGTACTAAAACCAGGCTATACGTATATAAAAGGAAATGACGATCTCAATATCGAGAACAGAATAAACTCAATACCAAGAAACCATTACAAGAATATTGTTGATGGAATTACTGAAGAGATGGGTGAGATAGGTGATCTTAGTACATCTGATAAAACAAAACCTATTACCGTATTTGCTACTATACAGGGAATGTTTAATGATTCATCTAACGCATTGAGTAAAGCAATATCTCCAATTATAGATACGATATCATTTACCGATGTAGGAGAGGTTATAAACAATGATACCGGTAAACTGCTCACATATCAGGAGTTTAATGACAAGATCTACGCAGCAACCAAACCTGTAATGGATGCAGCATTTAAGAAGAAACCTAATGCAAAAACTGCTAATTCAGCTGCATTATTTTATAGTGAAGAAGGATTCCCTCTTGATAGAATAAAAGATATATTAAAGGCTGCTCCCGGGAATGACATGTCACGGGTTCCTGATTATCTCAAGCCATATGTTCTCTATATGGGATCCAATGGGAGTATCGTAACCTGCGATCCAAAAACAGAAGAGGTTGATTTTGAGCCAATATCATTGAATGACTTGAAGTTTACCGCTATAGATGAGAGATGGCCCGGCGCCCCGTCTGATATAAAAGAAGATGATTTCAAAGATGAAGATGAGGGTGGTGATGAGACTACTTCTGATGAACTCAGATATACAGAAGATTAATTATCTTCACATATCAATACTATAATTATGGCAACGTATGAAGGTATTACAGCCGGACATGAAGTTCAATCATTAGGAAGACGTAGATATAAGAGTACCGGTAATATTATTGCATTTGGAACTGTTGACGATGATGGGATATTCATCAAAGGTAAGTTTATTCCAAATTGGAATCCTCTTGGATATAATGAGGAATCGGTTGATCTATCAGATCGGGTTAAATATCTTGAAGTATATAACGAGGCATTAAAAATTGAGTTATCATCTATCTATGAAAGACTTGATGATATAATGTATACGAAAAGAACTGATAAAATAAATTAAGAGTCGTGTTTGAGCAGATATTCTTTGCTCACCGACTTAAATGACAGTCTTCCTATCTCATAATCATACATCTCTTTTATCGGTCTGAACACCAGGCCTTCACGTCTCACATCATGGTTGATCATAGACTTCCCGTCAGCCATATCAGACAGTGCATCGATGTCAGTAATAAGCTGAAACTCCATATCAATGATCGGAACCATGAGGATGCAGTTCTCAAGGCAGAACTTCAGCACTTCAACATTGCTCCAGTACTTTTGGTTGGTGATATCAAAGATGTTGAAGAGATAGATCCTGTGTTCTCCGGATGGGAGTTTATACGGGTTCTTTGCAATGTTATACCCAATGATCTCACCTTGGAATGCAAGTTCAACACCATGCATCTCGTAATAATGCCTGAGTATACTCTCATAGTCATAGGATCGTGCAGTCTTCCACATACTATTATTCTCATCAGGTTTAAGATCCATATTACGGGAGCAGATACCAAACTCGTTATCATGGAGGTAGCATGTGAAGCTCATTCCATCAAGCTTCTCTGATATAGTAAAGTTCTCTCCTTTATACCGGTTGAGAACGCCTTGAATATTTTGGACGCGGATCTCATCCGTTTTGTGCATAAACGCAGGGAAATTACCTTTTACCAGTCCACGTAAACTCTCATGGATAGGCGGCTCATACTTGGTTACACCAAGAACATCAGTGACATCAGATCCTTCCTCAACAAGTTCATCAGGAATGAGAGAGACGGGCATACATAATCCCTGGCTTATAAATCCTCTGAGCTTCTGAGTTCTGATGCGGTAATGATACTTCTCAAGAAATGCAAATACAGGATTCGTATCAGGAAGAACTGAATCTACTTCAAAGAATATACAGAGATCCCCGGCATTAAAGTCACCCTTCTTAACAATACAATGCCATCCCTCTATGGTAGCAATATCAAGAGTATCAGCATTAGGATGTGGATCTACTGATAATATCTTCTGAACCGATGCTAACTTTCTCATATATAAGTATTATCAGGAATACTTATATAGATAATTATTTTGTATAGAACCACGTGCTGCAGTTGCTACACGCGGTTCTTCAACTCCGTGGATTATAGATCGTTTCCCTTCATCTCGTTACAAGGTTTACACATAGTCTGATAGTTATCAATAGAATCAGATCCTCCTTTTGACTTTGGGATGATATGGTCTTTGGTGACAAGGATCTCTTCGCCGTGATCGTTCACCCCATACAGGTTGAAGTGATACCGTTTGGCTTCTATCTGCGTCTTCTCAAGGTAGAAGTATCGCCCTTTCAGCCCGCAGGTCATGCATGTGGTTCCGTGAAGAGAGAAACACTTGTACCGGTCAGATGCCATATTCACTAGGTTACCGTCAAAGTCTACCATACCGAACCGGTCACCCTCATCCTTGGTGAGATCGAACCTGGTCTTTGAGAGTACTTCATGAACATCATACTGTTTTGGTAACCGATCGAGAAACATTACTTTAACCCTCTTTCCTTGTCGTATCTGATCTGCTGTAACAGTATCAATATCCTCTTTTGCAAATGCAGTACCTTGCCTGGTCTGTTCAGTCTGGCCTGGTTGTAGCCGGTCATCTACTAGCACATGAAGATTACCATTCGGCTGCTTCATGAAGTGAATATACGGGTTTCCATACTGTTTCTGCCGGTTATAATGAATTTTGCAGAGATTACCTTTGCCTTTCTCTCCTATATTCTTTCCGCAGGCTGAGCATTTTCGCATATCTACTTATTTTGTATAAACAGGTTTATAGTTTATTGCTCAATAAGACCCTTCCTCGGTGACAGGGAGGAGATGATTGCTGCTTACATATAACTATAAATATCTGTAAGTATAATTAATTAGTATGTTACATGCCTACAAGTATAGGTTGTATCCCAATACGGTTCAGAAAGAAAGTATTGAGAAACACATCGGATGCTGTAGGTTTGTGTACAACTTGTTTCTTGAGAAGAAGATCAAACATTACGCAGAGCACAGCAAAACATTATCATGTTTTGCTTTGAACAAGATGTTACCTGCTTTGAAGATTGAGTATCCTTTCCTATCAGAAGTACATTCTCAAGCATTGCAAATGGCTTCCCGCAATCTTGATAATGCATTCACTAAGTTCTTTAAGGAAAAGAAAGGGTTTCCAAAGTTCAAATCTAAAAAGAATTCTATTCAGTCCTTCCAGTTCCCTCAAGGTGTAAAGATAGATTGGATTAAAGGTTCAGTTCAACTTCCAAAGATAGGTAAAGTAAGGTGTAAACTTCACAGATATTTTGCAGGTGAAATTAAAACCTGTACAGTGTCACGAACTATTACTGGTAAGTATTTTATATCGGTTCTGGTAGATGATGGAAAACCAACTCCTGAACTAGGACCATTTACATTTGATACTACTGTAGGGATAGATGTAGGGTTAACCCATTTTGCAATTCTATCTGATGGAACCAAGATTGAAAACCCAAGAATTCTGAAAAAGACTTCAGCAAAACTCAAGAAACTGCAGCAATCAGTATCCAGAAAAGTAAAAGGATCAAATAATCGAAAGAAAGCAATTCGTAAATTAGCTAAGTGTCATGAAGACATAGCGAACCAAAGATCAGACTTCTTGCACAAACTTTCTTTTAAATTAGTAAGCGAGAACCAAGCAATCGCAATTGAAGATCTGAATGTATCTGGTATGCTGAAGAATCATAAACTTGCTAAACATATTGCTGATGCCTCTTGGTCAGAGTTTAGAACTATGCTCACTTATAAATGTGAGAAGTTTGGAAAGACCTTGTTAACTATCGGTAGGTTTGATCCATCATCTAAAATATGCAGTAGATGTGGATACCACAACAAAGGATTAACCCTTAAAGAACGAGAGTGGATTTGTCCTGATTGTGGATCTGTTCATGATCGGGACATCAATGCTGCTATCAATATTAAACGATTTGCGTTACTAAAACAGAATACAGGGCAGGATCTGCCCGGTGAGCCTGTGGAGATTGAGTCAGACATTGTTGCTTGCAAGAATGCATCGATCCGTGAAGCAGGAAGCCCCATTCTCGCAACAGTATGTTGCAGGGAGGGGTAGTTCACGAGTATAACTGTAGAGTATTTCAGATTCCATATATTTGGATTGGACTGTAATGGTATGGCTGGTCTCACCGGGCTATCAGAGGGTTTGGTATCGGGGATATGACACCGACATGCAAGAAGTTTTGGACCGGGTCACTGCTCAACTGAAGGATACCCGGAATGTACTGTTTGTGAACACCGCTCTTTTTACTGCTCCAGAACCGGAAGCCCTGGTATTTTGTGAGGTAGGTTGCTGATCTGTTCAGGGGAGATCTCACCGGTCTCTCCTGATCTAATATACGTATGATACTGTTCACCAAGTTCAAGAAGCATCCCTACCGGATACACCTTACTTGCTACCCGGGACTGTTGTAACACCCATTTCACATCTTCAGGAATACACGCTCTTATACTTGATAACCATTGCTGCATATCAGGAACCATAGTAGTGATACACTCGATATCGATCTTATTCCTGGCATTGAAACAGATCTTCATAGACTCGCGTATCAACTCTTCTGAATCTACAACCTGTGTAAGCCATTCATACCGTAATGGTGCAGTCTTTATATCAAGGGATATATGGTCTATAAGGTTCTTACGGATAAGGTACTGAATAACATCAGGCTGTAATCCGTTTGTATGGATGCTGGTTTTAAGGCCGATAGATCGTGATACACGGCAGAGTTTGTACAATGCATCTGGCTGCTCGGTGCATTCTCCCCCAGAGAACACCACTCCTGATATCATAAACGATGCAGATCTGATAAACTTCTCAATCTCATGGATATCCCTGATATCTTCACCGGTGCAGATCTCTTTGTTATGGCAGTACCAGCATTGTGCAGAACAGCCCCTGAAGAAGACAACGCATGATGCTAAACCTGTCCAGTCAACCGTAGATAATGAAACAAGACCGCCAAGATTGATTGTACACATACATACTACTTGGAGAGGAGAGTAAAAGAGGGTTACTGTTCAGGGTGGACCGCTGCGCCACGATTATCGATATATGAGATGTAATTCTGCACATCTTCCTCTCCTATAGGAGCCATAGGAGCAGCATGCATCATATATTTAGGTGTAAACTCATCCCATACAAACTGCTTTACCCTCCAGTCATACCTGGTACATGCATACTCACCGTCAGGATCAAACTTGACAACCGTGATGAGGTGTTCCATATCCTGTGGAGCACCCTCCTCATATCCTGCGTAATACGTGATCATATTGATTCAGCTCCTGATGGTTTGGTTACAGACTCCCACAACTGTGATATTTGGTTGCTAATCTCATTAATAACTTTCGGATCTTTCGATGTGCGTAACTTCTCATATAATGGATGGGATTTGGCCTCTTTGATATCTATTGACTGTGGCGTATGGAACTGGAGCTCAAACACAACCCCATCTTTATTCTTGAAGTTACAATTGATCCCATGATACCCGGGAGATCCCCAGTAGTTCTTTACCGCTACCGGTTCGAACCCATGCTTCCCCATGAGATCAATAGCACCTTTCACCCCATCGGTATAGGTGTCAGGCTCAAACAGGATGGTATATCTGACCAGATCCTTCAGGTTCTTTACAGCATTTTCAGGATCATAGTATGGGCACTCATTGATCTTCTCATATACTTTACGTAATGTAGACTCCGGGGATTTGAGTCTGAAGTCAAGTCCTGCCATGGTACCTTTACAGACCTGTGCTATATCCTGCATAGTCTGAGTCATTTCAGGTTCAACGCTCTTAATCTGTTCAAGCCGCTGTATGGTTGCACGCTTTACAATAGCAGACGGGTATGACTTACTTATATCAGTATCAAGTCGTGGATCAACGGTAGCGATATCCCATCCCTGGATATTATATGGGTCGTCATGGATGACCTCCTTCCCGTGATTTGGATCCTTCATCTCCTCGGCTGACTTCTTTTTAAACTCACCGGCTTCACGCACAAGTTTCCCCATCATCTGAGATATGTAGAACTTTCCTCCATGAGGGCCGGTCTGAACTGCAGTACCCTGAGGTGCAGCCTGTCCGGGATCAAGATATACCTTATTGGCTGCTTCTGATAGATCTATTATTTTTAATCTGTTTGACGTGAGATCCAGCGTTATCTTCTGTATGAGCGGCACCCGATGCATACAATATAAAAAGAGAAAAGAGTATTTAAATATTAATTGTATCTTCAATAAACTTCATGAGCTTATTCTTGTCACGCAGACTCATTCCGATCATATATACATCGGTGGCCGGGCCATCTGGATTGATCTTATTTGGTAACGGTTCTGCAGAATATCTGATATGGTTCTCTTTACAGAACTTCTTCAGTGCAGATGTATGAGGTTTTGAGAGTTCATACATGTCAACATCCCATCCATCATCGGTGACGATATTATTAGAGCATGATAAATGGTAATTTACGTCATAATTAAGCATAACAGGAGTATTGTCGATACTCCATATAAAAGAGTTACTGATCGATGTACTGTTTGTATATACAGGCATCGAACAGACCTATGATGCTCATAACGTTTTGCACCACATGGTAGATAGTTACCTGTTCACCGTTATCACTCAGTTCTCTCCATCGGTTTGCGGTGATGATCAGGTCTGACATGAAATGCTCCACCTCTTCAATCGGGATAGAGATCGATTTGGTACCGCGGTTATATTCAGCAGTGATCTTCTTCAGATCATCAACAAGAGACGGGTCATTGAGTGCGTTTGCAAGGGTATTGATGGTCTCCTCTGTCATATTGTACTTAGTGAGGAGTTCATTCTCTCGGGTGTATATGGTATGCATTGAGTATAGTTTGTATTAAAAATAGATATAGATTTTGCATTATGGCATCTGACGTTATTACTGCCTTAAAACCATTTATCAAGTGTTGTGGCCTGCTTATTTTTAGGAAGATACTTCTTACCGGTTCCATCAGGCAATACAAACCGCTTCTTCATCCTATCAAGAATCTCTTCACGATCTTCCCTGACAGTGACGCCCATCTCAAGGGTTGTCATATCAACAATGGTCATTCCCGATATCATATACTGCTCTTCAAATGACATGCTTTTTCGTATGCCCTTCTCATGTTTGCCGGTAGTTTTGATATTGAGCATAATGGCTTCATCAATATACTCTTTTTGTGGTACTGGTTTTGGATCATACACCGGAGTGAGAACCTCCTTTAATGTGGAGTTTAGAGATTTCGTACACTCTATCGATACTCCGCGTTGCTTCTCCCATGTATCACAGAGTGGGACACTGATATGCTTCTGCTGTTTGATTACATTAGCACCAGTATCAACAATCCACTTTCGCTGTTTAATTATGAATTCTCTACGCTCTTCATCATATCTCTTATAATCAAGGAGTGAAATAAATTGAAATGCACCAGCAAGAGTGAGACATGAAATAGTCCTTAATTTACCGGCAAATTGCATCATGTCTGGTATCGATTTTACATCATCTTTTTTAATATTTACCCTAAATCCATCGAATAATTCATAGTTACGCTGAACAATTTTATGTGCATTATCTACATGCAAATCAAATACTTCTGCAAGACATGCAACTGGGATATACTCTTCAAATCCATCTGAAAACCAGTAGTAGGTTTTATTATTAATCTCGTTCTTGACAGGTTTAACTTCCATTATATTACTCCAGATATAACACAGAAAGCAACCTTTATATCTCAGAAAAGACAATATTGTAGTGTATCTTTTCTGTGAGTGACCCATAAACTTTGATTGGGTGTAGGGGTCACTCCCTGTTATTATACCGTATATTATGGTATGTATTACGAGTATTTAACGCTATTTTAACAAATTAATTATGGAACATGTTCCGTTTCCATAACAAAAAAGATTGTTTGATCTATAAATACTGAAGGTATGGAAACGCCCGTAACCGCTGCAGCGGGTGGTTCTAAAACCACATATCTATAGTCTGCTGACCGTTCATACAGTTCATAAAGTCCATATCAAGTACCTCAAAGTATCCAGACATCTTCATCTCTATCGTCTTCTTGGCAGTGAGATCCCAGTCGATAAGATTGATGATCTTACTGACGTCAACCTCCTCATCAATACAGAACTCGGTCATGACGATCGTCTCTTCTACCATCTCAGTAACCGGACGACCGTTACTGTCACGCTTGAGATACCCGTTCTCGTCATATATATCACGTTCAACAAGGGCTAACCGTGGTATTCCAGGTTTAATGTAAATGAGACGTGGCTTCTGGCCGTCTGGGAGATTGTAATCCAGGTATGCCTGAGTGTTCTGTATACCGCGAGCCCATGGAGTATTCTCCTTTACCGATCTGACAGACTTTGGTATAGCCACCTCATGGATGTCTATCTTTCCGGTAAGGACTTTCGTATATACCTCCTTCACGTATTTTATCGCTCCCTGGAGATCGTCCTTGACCAGAATGATCTTCAGGAAGTTGTACAGGGTCTCTCTGGTCGCTCTACACTGATCAGACCGTTTCAGTTCGATCCCTTTATAGTTAAGTTCCTCTTTGTCTGACAGATCCTGTCCTTCCTCCCATATCAGGTGCCCACAGTACATCTTCTTCTTTTTAATGAGGAGTTTCTTGTACAGTTTCTCAAACTTTAAGTTAAACGGAACACGTGAGCCGTGGTCAAATGACCAGTCAGCAAGAGAGTCATTAAGAAAGTCTTGCATCGTAATACCCTGTGTTACGTTTTCTAAAGTTCGTATAAACACACTATCCGTGTCGCCCGCCACGACCGTATATCCTTTCTTTCTAGCACAGGCCTGTAGAAACTCATTCAATTCCCTACCATACCTGGTGACAGTAGACGCGATATCCTTGTTATATAGCCTGAACGTCTTCAAACCCATAACGCCGTAGAACGAGTTATTAAGAAACTTATAACAGAGCTCCATGTTTGCAACGGTCTTGTTGTCAGGCTCTTTCTTACGGAGAGCACGCATCTCCTCTCGCAGATCCATCGTCTTTTTTAACGTCTTTGGAATGAGAAAGTCAATATCAGGACTTAAATTAAACCCGCAGATGATATTAGGATATAATGACGCGAGATCAAATGTACCTACCCAGTCATGGAGCCCGATAACAGGATCAACCACAATAGCGCCCTGAAATGACTCATCATCTCCATACGCTGCTCTTGCCGGTAACGGTTTCATCCCTTCATGAAGGAGGAACATCTCGATGATCTTTGAGTTGTATAACACATCATCCAGTTTACACCCGGTAACAAGCCGAAGGTTCTCATAAAAGTCGATAAGACCCAGATGCTTGTTGATATTATCCAATGCAATAACATCGTACTTACAGTACTGGATAAACTCCTCCCATCTCTGCTGCTCAAAGAGTTCATCGATCATAGGACCAAAGTCGGTATACTCAAACGCATCATCCTTCAGGAGATCCTTATCAGAGATGATAGCCTTCAATGAGTATGATTCTCTCATGGCCTGGCCAGCGGTGAACTTCTTGAACGCAAGCATGGTATCAAGTGTTGATCGCCCGGGAATAGTATTGAGCCACTGTCTACTATCTGGATTATACCATGTTCTGGTATTACCATACCTGCCAAGTAGAGAAGTATTAATATTAATCTGTTTACCTCTCTCTAAAATATATGGAATATCATAACCACCAGTATTCCACCCGGTGAGGAGATCAGGGTTCATCTCTTCGATGTAGTTCATCATCCTGATATACAGATCCTGTTCAGATGCACAGGCTACATGTTCGGGATCATGAAGCTGAGGAACCATATGGGTGAACACCTTTACGGTACCGGTATATGAGTCCTTGATCTGGACAGAGACAATCGGCCATATCGGGTTATCAGGCATCGGGACATGTTTCCTGTCAGATGATCTGATCTCGATATCAAACATCAATACCCTTGGAGAGAGGATATGTTTGACCTCTTTCGGGATGATCTTCCCTGTTTTATCCACCGTATACGCATACTTGAGTTTGATATCTGTCAGATAAAACCTGTCAATAGGGTAATCTGACATACAGGTGAACTCAAACTCTTTTGCCAGTTTTTTAATGGCATAATGGTTCTTTACAAAACATTTACGCACTTCCCTACCGATAGCATCTTTATATACATACTCTTCAACACGCACCGTTTCAGGGAATAGTTTTGCGTGGAGTTTCTGATGAGCAGGGATGTAAAAGTATGGTTTATAGTTCTTAATAGTGTGAATAGTCGTCTCAAACCGGTCATAGTAGTTTCTGCTATACAGTTTGATGATCGTGTTATAGTCATGATCGACTTCAGCGCCGATACCTTCCAAAACCCATATATCTTCCATATTTCACCCGTTACATTGAGGAATGCAACCAACCATAATTGCGATAAAAGAGTTGGATCTTATCAGTAATAAGATAGGTAGTATCTGGTATAATCAATAACACGAATAAGCATGAGAATAGAATGTATAGCAATTTAGGCTTAACGGAAAGGGATCCTGTTTCAGTCCCTTTACGCCAACTAACTACGTCAGCCCTAGAGTTGGCCACCAGGCTGATCGAGCCCTATATTAACGTGAATCAGCTGCCCACGGGCATCCTATTGATC